GCTTTCTCTACGCACATAAAGAAATACCAAAACAATGGTTGACAGAAAGAAAAAAGAGGATAAAACTATAGGCTCATGAGAAAATATATTAAAAAAGATGACTATGCTCTAGTCGTTCAAGTTGATACGGATGATCGTGGTAGGGCAACTGGTGAAAGCACATTCAATCTGTTATATAGTGATGACAACAAGTGGGATAAAGTAACGCATGATGGTGTCATTGATATGTTGACAATTATGATGGAAGTTGTTAGAATGATGGAGATAGATCCTGAGTTCAGAGAAGTGATGGCTACCTTCTTGAAGAAGCACACACCAAGAGTTCCTAAGCTTGAGATCGTGGAGAATAATGACAATGTTATTAGATTAGATTGGAGCAATAAAGATGACAGACAAAATACATAATCCACCACATTACAACAAAGGCGGTATGGAGTGCATCGACTATATACGGCAACAGCTAGGAGAAAACTTTAAGTATTACTGTGAAGGCAATGTACACAAGTACATACATAGATATGGTTACAAAGGGCAACCGATTGAAGACTTAATGAAAGGTAAGCAGTATTTGGAGTGGCTTATAGAAGAGATAGACAAATGAAGTTTACGGTAAACATGACATTGATAGTAGACGAGGAAGAGAATATATTACCTGTGAACTACGACAATAAAGAAAGTGATGAACAATCATTAAAAGATATCTTGACAGATTATTTTTTTGATATAGATGGTATAAAATTAGAGGGAGTGAAAATTAAAAAACATGAATGATTATCAAAAGTTTATAGCTATATCTAGGTACGCTAGATGGATGGATGACGTAGGACGCAGAGAAACGTGGGAGGAAACAGTATCCCGATATGTAGATTACATAACAGAAAAAGTAAAAGGACAGCTACCTAAAACAGAGATGTTTGACGCTATACATAATTTAGAAGTTATGCCATCCATGAGAGCATTAATGACAGCAGGGTCAGCTTTGGAAAGAGATAACACAGCAGGATACAACTGTAGCTATCTACCTATAGATGATCCAAAAGCTTTTGATGAAGCTATGTATATCTTGTTATGTGGCACTGGTGTTGGCTTCTCTGTAGAAAGACAGTATGTAAATCAGTTGCCTGAGATACCACAAAGCATAGAAGATGTAGATACGATTATTGATGTGCAGGACAGCAAAGAAGGTTGGGCAAAAGCTCTGCGTAAACTAATAGGACATCTGTATATGGGTGAATCACCAAGCTGGGACACATCTAAGGTCAGACCTGCAGGGGCAAGACTAAAGGTATTTGGTGGTAGAGCAAGTGGTCCTGCACCTTTGATAGATCTTTTTAACTTTACTACATCATTGTTTAAACACAATGCAGGACGTAAACTGTCTAGCTATGATTGTCACAACTTAATGTGCAAGGTTGGAGAGGTTGTAGTGTCAGGTGGTGTTAGACGTTCTGCTATGATAAGCTTGTCTAATCTATCAGATGGACGCATGAGACACGCTAAGTCGGGACAGTGGTGGGAGACAGCACCACAGATGGCACTATCTAATAACTCTGTATGCTACACAGACAAGCCTGATGGAGAAACATTCTTACGAGAGTGGACATCTCTTGTTGAGTCAAAGTCAGGAGAGCGTGGTATATTTAATAGAATATCTGCAAAGGAACAAGCAAAGAAGTTCGGCAGAAGAGATGCTGATCATGAGTTTGGTACTAATCCTTGTAGTGAAATCATACTTAGACCCTATCAGTTCTGTAACTTAACAGAGGTTGTGATACGAGAAAAAGATAAATTTGATGATCTGAAGAGAAAGGTAAGGCTTGCTACGATACTTGGCACAGCACAGTCCACTCTTACTAAGTTCCCATACCTCAGGAAGATATGGCAGAAGAACACAGAAGAAGAAAGACTCCTTGGTGTCAGTCTGACTGGTATCATGGATAACGAACTAACTAGCGGAAGGAAACACGGACTTGATAAAACACTTGAAGAACTTAGGAAAGTTG